CCTGATGTGGTTTCAATTTTTTCCAAGCGAGTTGCCTATTTGTGCCAACCGCAGGTTGAGCACAAATTGGCAAACGAGCGAGTCCAAGCGAGACCATATGAGGCGAGCGACCGAGCGAAGATCGACCTAGCGGTGGCGACGGCGTGTGCGCCGGCGTCCACCCAAATAAGTCGGACCAGCCTCCTTAAGTATCCGTTTTGCCGTTTTGCCGTCTGTTAAAAAACGGGATGAATACGGATCTTGCTGAACGTTGACAATTGCATTATTTGGAATATTAATTGTGCGTCGCGCTTTACGAGTCGGGTTCCGTCGCGCCATCTATACTACAAGTGTATTTTTCGGTTTCCTTCGCATCTGCATCTCTTTGTTTGGAATAATACGCCGACCTGTCTCCTTTCCCCACTTCTCAATCGCAGTTGTATACTCTTCTGTAGAATAGCGACCACCAGGGCGCTGTGTAGTGGTCAGTTTTGCAGGAGTAATATTTAGGGACTTTGCAAGCTCTGCGATTTTATCGTGATCGTCAGGAATCTCAATTTCATTCATACTGTGGAGTTCGTAGTTCGTAGAAGGACAACGGGATGTCTTGAACGTAAGTGGGGTGGCAGAGGTAATACGATACCGATTGCGGATATGAAGCGGGATAAGTTGTTCCATAGTGGTCGGGCGCTCCCAGTGGGACCAATTTTCCTTACATAGATGAGTCATATGACCCGTTTGAATGCATCGACGGCATGTAAACTGTTCTTTTATAGGGCAATCATCAATAGAATGTTGGAGTTTGACCCCCTTGTAGCCAACAGCTTCACAGTTTGGACACGTCATACTAGTGGGGTTCAGGTGGAATTCAAAAAGCCCGTAGGGTGGATTCAATTTTTTTCAAGCGAGCCGCACCCTATACAATCCGCGCCGGTGGAAAACACGGCTCCAACTCCCTATACGCATTCGGATTCAAAATGATTTCAGGCTCCGCCTTCTTCTCAATCACAGCAAAGATACGCTCTCGCAACTGCTGACTCACTTCCGTCACCTTACGACCTGACGCCTTTGCCTGCTGTAAGATAGCATCTGCCCACGCACCGCTAAGCTCTGCTACACTCTTACCAGTCATACTAGATATCTTCGTCAGTTCTGTATGAAACTTCTTCTGTACTGCTTTGGCTCGCATACGTTGTGCATGGTCCATTTCCAACTCATGCACATCAACTTCATCTACCATTACCCACCCACAATGTGGCTCAGGTGATGGTACAATCACAAAATCCGTCTCAAAATCTACGTCCGTATAGTTCATCTTATGATGGTAACAGAATAGATGGGTATTTTCAATTTTTTCAAGACAATGCAAACATCCAAGAGCAACAATAGCACGGCTGTGATTCTACCTTTTTTACTTCCTTTTTCGGCTTTCCTGTGCGCATCGGGTTTTCATCGTGAAGCGTACAATAGATTTTGCCAAATGCTACACGATTCTTACAATCTGCGTGGGAACATATGGGCGTTTTTGTAAGAGTTACAACACGCGATGATGAAACTGAAGTAGTATTACCCATTCTACTTACAAAGAAGGGCGAAAAATTGAATAATTCATCCGCACGTATTTGGTTTGTAATGCTTTCCCCTGATTTCTATACTTTGAATGCACACACAGAGTTCCCTTTTCCTCATGACAGCTGTGATCACGCTACAGACCAGGAGTTGTTTTCGCTGCTGTTTGGAAACTATCATTTGCCTGAATTTCTAACAAAATATTATGTTGCGCGGCTGGGTGGCGACGCTGCGGGGTCTGTCTCGGATATAGTGGCTTTACTACGTGCCGACGCCGACTTTGTTTTGGCTGCAACCTGCTATTTGCGGCTCAAGTTTGTTCTGGAGGCGCTTCACGTACCGTCCCTTATGAAACGGCTGCGTGATGTACCGTTACGTATTGCTGCCGACCGTGGCGATTGGTTCAAAGTGGGGGTTGCTGATGAGCGGGTCTGGCGTATTGACTGTCTGGCGACGTGGCTCTTCAACTATATGATCCTGGTGGTGGAGTCGCGGTGTGCTGGGCGGACGCCTGACCGGATTGATGAGTCGATGCGTTTTGGGCTAAGGGCGATGAATGCGGCGATTCAGAGCGTTCGTGCCGAACCGTGTGACGGACGTTATATGTGGCAGCATACGGCACCTTATATACTAGTAATATACCCGTTCCTATGCCTTGTAAAGGGCTTATGGAATGCTGTTTCGCCGATGGTGACGACGGACTTTGCGAGTCTTGGCGGGACCCACTGTAGCACTGTAACAGGTTGGGGTTTGAACTCGCCCGATAAGCGCACAGCCGATGCGTTTACCTGAATGCCCCGTTGTCTGGCTATCCTCAAATGGTCCCCGTCCCAGATCGTCCTCGTCCTCGTGAACAATGACCGAACGTCCCCATAGATCTTCTAGATTAACACCCTTCAGGAAATAAGTGACCTTGTCGTTCGGTCCCGTTAGATTACCTAAATCGCCTGTGTGACGCGGTTGTTGATTTTTTGACGTTGGAGGACCGCCGTGCTGAGTTTGTGGTCCCATATGAAAATGATCGCACGCACCCTTACAACCTTCACCCCGCAAGTCACCCGCCTTATGAATATGAAAACCGTGTTTTCCTTTCGGGAGCTCAGTAAAGATCGCGTATACCTTTGTACCTGTAGACGTTTGTGAAAAATTGACTTCGCCTGTAATACCATTGGTGCCTGTAAACAACGCGACAGCCATCTATTCTACTATGTCTGATAGTATTCTTATTAACATGCTCTTAAACGAGGATAATGCGCTTGAGAATACTTGGGTCATTTATATTGTCTTTACGTTACTCACTGGAGTCTATTGTGTATGGTATAACTTGTTCAAATCTATGGTATATGCGGGAATTACTCTTGAACTTGTGCTACGTATTCTTAAATTCTTTGTAGAATCGGCGCTCACCTGGGCGTTTCGACGACGACGCCCCACTATGACAGCAATATGATAGAAAATTTGATACAGGTGAGTCGATTTTTAGATAATGTAAAATGGATTATGTACTCTATGCGCTTAATATAGGATTTCTTCTGGGAGCTGGCTATTATGCCTATATTATCCACGAAGAGATTGAAGCGTTAAGACTTCGTATTGTACAATTGTCCTCGGCGTGCCAGCTTGCCGAAATTCAAACCGGTCGCCCGTACTTCACTTCTCTTGGCAATAAACATGCATCATGTGAGGTTGCAACCCGCGTCTATGAGGTCGCCAAAGAACGCCTCCAAATGTTGGGAGATACACAAAATTAATATATCTAATTAGGAGGTATGGCTGGATTTCATTTGATTCCGCTCGGATTCGCAGTACTTATGGCAATAATAGACGCTTTTGGACTCAGTTTGCTTAAGAAAATATCAACAAAGGCGCTGAGTTTTTCATTTATGCCTATTGCCGCCCTTATTTACGCCATACAACCCTTTATTTTCTTAGAGTCATTGAATTTTGAATCGATGACTGTAATGAATATTTTATGGGATCTTTCAAGTGATATTATTGTGACCTTTATAGGAATATTTGTCCTTGGTGAACAGATCGGCTTTCGCAAAGCAGTCGGTATTGTACTCAGTTTTATCGCCATCTATTTGTTCACCTTTGAGGATGGTCATAGTCCATTAGAAAAGTTTATTGCAAATGCGTGTAATTTTAAGACCTGAGTACCTCTACTAATTGTTTGACCTCATCTGCCCATTTGTACCCAAGAACTGTCTCACGTGCCGCTTTGCCGTGGGCTTCCCTCAGATCCGTATCTAAAATATACTCTTCCGCCGCTAATGCAAGGTCAGTTGCTTCAACAATCTCACTCTTTCCACCAATACCGCTCAATGCAAGCGGCAAATATAGCTCATATTTCGGCGTAACACACATCGAATTATGATTCGGAATACAAAAATCACGGAATCCCCCAATATAAGGCACAACCTGTGGAATACCCACACCCATTGCCTCAAATTGGCAGAGACCAAATCCTTCTCCGTCGGCGGCTGTAATTCCAACATCACTCATTGAGTATAGTTCGTTAATCACACTATCATCCCACGCCATAGAATGCTCAGTTACCATTAATTTATGAGTATGAAACTGTGGTGGTAATCCTAGACGAATAAGCTCGCGCATATAAATTTCCTTAATAGGATATCCACCCAGGTGTCCAATATCACAGACCGCAAGAAGACCCAATGGTTTCGTTGGGTACTTTGCAACAAGTTCTGCGAACGCCTGTACAACAATATCGTGGCGCTTTCGCGGTGTGTTACGATTAAGGTTCAAAAAGAGAAATACGTGCTGGGGAATATTATGCTTTTTACGCATTGCATCGCGATTGAGCGGTTTAAATTCATTGGGCTCGAACCCGTGTCTCAGAACGTAGATCGGCTTTGTAATACCCTGCTGCTGGAGAATTTCGCGCCAGTAGTTTGTAAACGCAAAATAGATATCAGCATCCTTATTGATACGGTCCAGAAATTCTGGGCGTTGTATCTTATACACTTGGTCAAGGTAGATAATTGTCTTATAAGTACGTTCCTCAGGCTGAAGCTGCTCTTGTAGTTTATCTAGAAAACGGCAAATAATACTGGCATCGTTATAAATCATTATAAAGTCCGGTTTTACCTGGCGCACATACTCTGGCAACTGGCTGAACCCAAATCCCTGTTCACTGTGGTCTTTTTCGTTTAGAAAAGGATCATAAACATTGACGTTTGGTGGATAAGCGCGATTTGGCTGCTGATTCTTCACAAAGTTCTGAAATGCGAAATGGTATACACTTATCCAAGGATATTTTACAAGTTCGTGAACAATATTATGCGTCACTTTACTATAGCCGGTTGTCTGATTTGTATGCGTCGCAACAAGCATAAATTTGACCTTTCTTTGTACCGGCGTTTGCTGGGGAATATTTGCTAGAAGAGCATTTAGATTGGCAAAATTTGACATGTAGGATCTTATATTAGTTTATATAAAAGTCTTTATATGTCATCCGCCGTCCCGCCCGCAGAACGAAAAGCAAAAATTCCGCGGGCGTTGCGCGAACAGGTGTGGCTCGCATCTGTAGGTCCCAAATATGAGGCAAAATGTACCATATCTTGGTGTAAAAATCAGATGAGCGTCTTTGAGTTTCACGTTGGTCATAATAAACCAGAAGCAAAGGGTGGAAAAACAGATATTACAAATTTGCGTGCGATTTGTGCACGCTGTAATCTCTCTATGGGCAGTCAATATACAATTGATGAATGGGAGAAATTATCTGCTAAAAAGAGCTGTGGTTGCTGGGGTTGATGCCCATGTTAGTTGAACAGAGGCTTAAGGCGATCCTTGAAGTCCGCCTTTTTTCCTTGCCACCACGTATTCAAAATACGTCTATGTTCATCCATTACTGAGGGGTTTTGTGCAAGCATCGGTATAAGCTCTGCCGCCTTTTCCCACGATGGGAATGATAGAATAGGGTGATTTCCTAGAACCTCAGCATACTGATCAACACCCTCAGGCACATAAATAGGAATAGCACCCTGTTCAATCGCCTCATAGAGACGGTAAGACTCCAGTGAAGAAGAACCGCGGAAGCAAGGTACAAACTTCGTCTGCATGTTGAGCTGATTATACTCATTCGTATTCAGCTTTGGCGGATCAGACCACAATGGCTTATCGGCACGCTTGAAATTGCCCGTACGTTCAAGAGTCTGAAGCGCCTGGCTGCGTCCTGGGCGATCCGTAGAGCCAGCAAATGACCACATGTAGGGGCGCTCAGCAAATGTTGGCGTGGAGGTCCCGCGTCCATTACGACCATTTGCATATCCTAGAGGAATAAGCGTTACCTTATCCATTGGTAGATTGGGACGAGCATAGTTACGAATAACGCGCTTCACTGCCGGCGAGTTGTAAAAATCTACAGGATCCCTTCCAAACTCGTCACTGAGATGGAGAATTGTCATTTGCTTGCCTAGCTTCTCTAGACCGCTTGCAAAGCCATTGTAGATATAACCCAGGGCGCTTTCACCTGGAATTGTCTGGAAAAGCAGAATAGGGTCAGTTGCCTTTGTAAGCTCATCGAACGACTCAAGTTGGACCCACTGAATCGGCTTAGGAAACAGTGAGTTTAGCCAATCATTCTCTAGAAAATCTGGCTTGATCGTCTTCAGATAAAAAATAGGAATTGTATCTGTTGACGCAGATGAGGCAGGAGCAATCTTTGCTAAAATATTACCCCATATGCTAGTATTAGACAGGTCAAATCGGCGCTTGAGATTTTCGTAAACATCCGTCTTGTAACGCATAAACATCTCATTCTCAGATACAATGAGCTGCTCAAACATCGCAAGATAAGACTTTGTAGATTCAAAGTTGGTCGTTGCCCAGATAGAAATCATCGCATCTAGCGCCGGCTTGAAGTCGGCATCATTCTTCATAATGGTCGCTTGCAGAAGTCGATTCCATACAGTGGCAAAATCGGCAGAGGTAGGCGCTGGTGCTGCTGTCTGCGTATACGTTCCAGCCGATGTGCCAGGCATTGTATCACCCACCACCTTAAACTTCTGCTTCTGAAGATCCTGACTGAGCACAGCAAATGTCTCCTCCTTGGTGAAACACTCCGTATTATTCCATAGATCGCTATCAAAGTTATCCACACGGTTAAAGTTGTTGAAATCCGACTTCTGGTAGATAGGATCGTTCTCCTGGAAACACGTTGCAAGCAGAGGAAGAGTAAAGTAGATATTCAGCAGATTATCTCCGTGATTCACAATCATATGATCACCGCTTGTAAACACACCCTTCTCCTTGACAAGTCCAATTAGCTTACGAGCACCCTGCTGCGTAAGAATATAGGCGTAGTTACAGAAGTGGAAATAACGACGAGGAGTTGATGAATAGAGGGTATTTGGTGCTACTCTGCCAAAGTACTCATTTACCTGCTCTGCTACAGTTGCAAACGCTTCCTTGTTTGGCGGAAGAACACCGCCCAAATAAATGACATCTGCATCCTTAGGCATATGCTTCGCCGCCGTCATCCAGCGTAGAATCCAACGGTCAAACAGAACAACATCGTCTTCCATAATGAGATATGTCTTCGCAAGCTTATCATTTGCTAGCTTCTCCCATAGACCCAAATGAGATAAAGCACAACCCATAACTGACTTCTTCCAGTTGAAATCGTTATTACGGAAACAATTTACAAGATCAGGTGTTAGAGTCATTGTGCGACCATCAATCGCCTTCCATAGATACACACGGTCCTTAATATTCTTATGCGTAGTCTTGAACTTATCAAGGCGGTCCTTACGACGATCTAGATTGATAACATAAGCCTCATCAATACTATCCGTAAAAGGCACAATATCCTTGAAATTGCCACGGTATACATAGAGAGGAGTGCCCCACTGCTGTGCCGTGCGCATAGAACGGTCGCAATAAAACTCCTTGAGCGGTAGGCGAGGG